ATTTGTGCATCAGGATATTTTAAAACTAATCTTTCTAATTCTTTTTTAAGGCTTTCAAATTGTTCCCCTGTAAAGTTGTCATCAGGTTCTTTCCAATTTTCTTCTTTAGCTCCACCAATTAGGCAGAGATTAAAACTTGTATGATTGTAGCCTTGTACTGCGGCTTGTACTTCATCATCTTCACGACCTTGTTCTATAGTTCCATCTCTTTTAATGACAGTTGCATAACCAATTTTTAGCCACCCTCTTTCTCTGTGCCATCTGTCAATTTCTTTAGCACCTATATTTTGGCTTGGTCTCGTTTGAGAACAATGAATTACAATATATTTAGTTTCTTCTCGCATGTTGTGTAGCCTTTATTTCGGTTAGCCATTCTTCTGGGAATGGTGTTTTGGTTGATTGAATACAGTGGAACTTAAACTTAAATAGTTCACACCACTTTCCATAAGTAGTTAAAGATTTCTTTCCTATTCTTGTTTTTGAATTGGAAAAAATAAATCTAATATCTAATTCTGGGTGTTGTTCTTTTATTAACTTGTGCTTTTTTCTATCTGCTGAATTAAATGCACCCTTAGCTTCCACAATAAAATTATTATTTATTGGGAAGTCAGGTGTGTATGATTTTTGTTGAGTTGGTAATTCAAACTTAATTTTCATACCCTCATAAACAAAATGTACTTTATTGTTTTTTAGGTAGTTATAAATCGCTTCCTCTAAACCACTTTTTAATTCAACTGTTTTAGAAATCCGAACTCGTTTGTACTGTGGGTGTGACATCAGATTTAGCCTGTTCAGTTGTGTTTGTTTTTGTTTCAAAACCATCTTCTTCTTTAAAAAGATTGTCTTGTTTGCCTTCAACTAGTTTAATAACTTGAACTTGTTTCAATCTTAGACTTACTCCTGCACCTAACATTGGTGTGAAGTATGCTACAGCTTGATATGCAATTTTCATTATTGAACCGCCCCATATACTTACGTCTGCAGATATAGGATTTTTCTTGGCATCTAAAAGTATAGGTCGTTGAGAAAACTTTTCTTGTGTTTTTCTATTAACGCCTGACGCTTTCATTTTAAATTTAAAGAAAACAAAATTGCTTTCTTCAGTATAAGGTTTAGGTGCTTCTTTAACTTTTTTACCCTTTGCTTCTTTTTCAGCTTTAGCAAGACTGTCTACTATGGCTTGGTCTATATTTTTGACCATTGCTGTAGCGTCTGATTTGCTAACCTTTAAAGTTACCTTGTATTCTCCAAGTTCGTTAAATCGAACATCTGGTTTTACAAGATGGGGGTATATAGCTTCGCCTGCTACACTAACCTGTGTTGGTATTATATTACTCATATTGCTCCTTTGTTTTTATTGGCTAACTACTTGTTCAGTTAGCTATAAGGGGAACTTTATATGAAGCAGTGGATAGAGTTAAATACAGAAAAATATAGATTTTCTAACTTCCTCTAAATCAAGGTTTCCTTTAACTGGCATTTCAGGAAACTTCTTTAAATTTTTATCAGATAACATTTGCTTCATCTGATTTGCAAAGTTAAGTAAAACATCTTCTTTATATATCTCACAAAAACTATCACGTATTGCATCTGCCATTATTTTATTTTCTGGAACAGTGCAACCGAAGCTGTCATGTATCATGCTAAAATTATCAACTCCTGCTTCTTTAGCTTTCACTACAGCTAATTGTAAAACAGAAGCATCTAATGAATGAATAAAATTAGGACATATACTTTGTGCAGTTTTCCTTTTATCAATTACATTAGTTTCAGAAGCAACAGATAATTTTACAATGCTGTCGCCCATTTTAGTTTTAACTCTTTTACTTTCCTTTTTGTAACACATCATCTGAACTGGAAATCCTAATGGTGTTGTCCAACACACAGGTAAGTTTTCTGATGCAACCAATCTAGAAATAGATTTAAGAAAATCCATAATGTCTCTGGCTTTAACAACAACATCATTAATACTTTCCCAAACAATAGGTGTTAAATAAGATGTAGCCTTAAATAAATCATCTCCAAACTCATGTTTAGTGCCACGTTCATTTAACTCCTTAACAACATGGTCTTCTAGATATTGTCTGCATGAATACCTAGTTAATGAATAAGGTAAGCACATCACTGGTTTTTTACAGATTTTTCTATTTATTCCATAAGCTGTCCATTTCTTAGCAAACTCATTAGCTTTAGTTTTAAGTTTTTCAATAACTTTAATTGCTACTAAATTATAGACATCACTAGGTTTCTTACTTGGTAATAGATTAGTAGCTTGACCACCTACTTCATCTCTCATCATAGCTGAGTAATGTTGTAGACCAGAATTACTACAGTCTGCCTGAATAGGTAGTGTAGTTATAAATGAACTATCAAACTCTGTATCACTGTACGCTTTCATCTCATAACAAAAAGCAAGAAAGCAAAAAGGTTTATCCGCATCTGCCCACTTAGTATATTCTAATGGTTTAGTTGCACATTGAATAATTTTTTCCATATTATCTTTTATCCATTGTACTCTTATTGGTAATTCTTCTTTATCAACTTCTCCAAATAATCCTGCACCTGCTATTGCAAGTGTATCAAAATTATCTCCAATTCTTTTTCCGAATTTAAAAGTTAATAAAGCTCTAGAATAATCTGCAGACTGTGGACTTAACATTGCAGGTTTAGGATATACCCTTGAACGAAAGTCTAATTGATATGGATAAAAGAAACCACCTTTATCCAAAAGCATTTTAGCTTCTTCCATGATTTGTCTTACCTGAATAAACTTAGAGTTTTGTTTTGCTCTATTTGAATATACTTTAGATGCTTCTCTTTTCCATTTAACTAATGCTTCAGGATTAGTAGAAATATCTACAGGCTTAACTGGAAGTTCTAATGTATCTGGATTAACTGGTAGCTTCCCTAATGGGAAATCATTATCCATACATTCTTTAATAACCTCATATACAGGTTTATTAATTACCCATTCCGTATGTTGCATGGTGTTTACTGCTTGGTAAACAACAGGCATCTCATGAGCCATATTTTTTAGTTCTTCTAAGTATCTTCTGTTAGTTGCCTTGACGAAATTGTAGTGCATTATTTTTTCTCCTTATTGATTGATTGACTTATGTCTTTTGCTGATTGCTGTTTGTAATTATGCTTCTTGCCATAATATCCACCTACAAATGGGTTCTCCCAATCTCTTGGTGGCATTAACATGGGTAGGTATTTAGGAAACAAGGCTTCGTTCTTAATATTAAAGTTTCTTATTTCAGTTATGATTTTAGGTGTAGCTTCCACATAACAAACAGTTTTGGTTCTTCTAGTTTTTCTATTTTGATGCTTAACTAATCCTAACGCTTCGCAATAAGAAACAATCTTAACACCTAGATGCAGTTGATTTTCCTTACTCCAATCATCAAACTGTAGCTTGTGCTTATTCATACAGTAAGTCCAAACTTTACGTTTATAAAGATACCTGTTAGCGTTCTGTGGTATATTCTTACCAGTCAGTCTTTTAGCTATTTGATTGTACTTATCTTTTTCCTCATCTTTAAAGATGGTTATTTTAGCTTCTAACATTAGAGCTGTGCCTAATTTAATAGCTAACTTATTCAGAGTTGTTTCAGCAGAGATACCATCTATCACATTCTTCAATCCAATAAGACTTACTGTGTCCCATACATTAGGATTGTTCGTTATGAACTCCTCGTTAATAAATGCTGATTTTGGTAGACATTGGCACAATAGCTTTAAAGCTGTTTGCCTATTACCTGCTTGTCCTGAAGTCATTGATTTAACCTCAGAATTAATCATCTGTGATAAAGCAGTGATATATTTTTGCTGAAGAACTATGCCATAAATGGTTGTGCTTTCTTGACCACCTATAATAGCTTCAGTGATTAGTTTCTGGTATCTTGTAATACCACCTCTAATCATAGCTTCTTCAAAAGCTATTTCTTCTGCTATCTTTTTTACATAGTCATCTGAGTTTTGGTTCTTAAATTTACCACCTACGCCAACCTTAATTAATTCGTCAAGCTGTTGTTGTAGTAAAGTTTTTGGTTCTATTGGTATTACGTTGTCTGTACTCATAGTGTTCTCCTCGATATTCACTACTGCATCTGTTGCATTCTTTGAAATGTAACACCCTGCTAGTTTAGTTGCATGGTGTTGCAAGACGTATGCAGTGCCGAATATACTTAATGTTAATTAAAACACGTTGTTATTGCTGTATTATATGAAGTAGTGAATATAGTGGTAGG